CCGTTTCACTTTGAAATGGTTTAAATAACTTTGGAGTTGAAAAGCCATCAGTATTAAAGCCCGCTGGAACGATAATAGTATTTTCTTTACCTAAATATTCAAAAATGTAAATAAAATCTTCTTGCAAAAAGAATCTTCCATCTACTATTTCGACTTTTAAATGTTTTTGAATTTTACATTCCATAATTATTCAAATTTAATTGCTTCGACTTCCTCAACACTTTTACAAGCATTGATTTGGATTTGTTTTATTTTCAAAAGTTTATTGTTGTTAATTTCTCTATTTTGGATATGATCGGCTATAGAAAATGCGACAGGTAAAATATTAACTACGCCAGCCTGTTCTTTACCATCTTTAACAATAGTTGTAGAATATGGAACAATTTTTTGTTTTACGCAATTATCATAAATTGTTTTTTCGGTTGCATAGTCAGTGCCAGTTTTTTTAGCAAGATTAACACAACTTACATAATCCATGTTGCATTTACTCAAAACACTCTCAGGAGTTAAATTTGAGTTTGGAATTGAATCAACATGCCAATAAAATTTAACTTCATCTCCAATTTTAGAGCCGTCTATAATTTCGGGGGCTGTATGAGATGTATATTTCTCAGTTTTTTTAGATAAAATAAAGGCTTCGAGTTGAGCAAGTTTTTCGTCTTTTGCTTTTTGAAGTAAATAAACTTTACCTTCTTCTGTATCTGAAATATCAACCCAATCGTTCATTTGTTCGATTGAGATTGTAATTTCTTTTGAAATTTTGTGTTTTAAAACTAATAACATATTTTTTAAATTTTTAAATTGTAATCTTTCCAGCCACGCAAATAGAAGCCATAACCAGTATCAACCACAAAGCTTGTCGAATGTGAGGTTTTATATTGCCAAATTCCCGCCGAATTTGAAAAAATATTGAAAAAACTTTCGATTCTAATAATCGCACTTAGTGTATTGGTATCGCCGCAGGAAATAAATGAACCGTTCAAGGAGTCTTTGTCTTTAATTGTAAGTTGAGAGTTAAATCCAGTTCCAACTGTTGCCCTCATCACAACATTAATATTCTGTTCAACATCTTTTACATAATTTGTTGCAAAAGAAATATCAGTAAAAGTGGTTGTGTTCGCTGGAAAATCTTTTCGTGGTATAGCTCCCGTCATTCGGAAAAAATCTTTATTTTGAATAAAAGGCAGGATATTCCCACTTGCATCAGTTAAAATTTTACCTCTATAATCTTTTTTTGTAAATCCACTCGGCATTGTTGGAGCTGTGCGAGATAGAGAAGCAAGAGGTTTAATAATTCCAGTTGTAGGATTGTAAATAGCAAATAAAGAATAATCGCTTGTGTTTGCTTTGGTTCCCGTGTCAAGCATACCGTCATCAGTTCCAAACGCCTTGGATAAATCACCCGTCATAGCCGAAGTATTGATTTGTCCTAAGCCATCATCAAAAGTCATAACTCCAGCTTGGAAATCAATTTTAGTGTTTGGAGTTCCGATATTATTTGCAACGGTGATCGGGTTATTAAGGTAAGAAACGCCTTGGTTGGTGGTGGTGGCTTTGGTTGCATTTATTAAATTAAAATAACCTTTTTCAGGATTTAAAACTATCCAAGCATCATTTGCTGAATTTCTTTGAAAATGATAAATGCCATTAATTAATAAATCACTAGTTTCGACCGCAATTTCAGTTTTACTAGCATTTAATTTTTTAATAACTGCGGTTGAAGCAGGATTAGCAATTGCATTTACTTGCAGATAAGGGGTTGTTGTCAAATTAGTAGCATTTATTTTTGCGGTAATTTGTTGAGTAGTCGCATAAGCGGTGATTGATGGTGAGGGCGTTAATGTATAAGCATCGGCAGTTCCTCCTGTAGTTCCTAAATATTGGAATTGATTATCTTGAACTTGTCCAACATTAATAACATCGGTTCTTGCGGTTCCATTGCCTAAGCCTGTGATTTTATTATTGTTAAAGGGAATATTTGCTGTAATGGTAGTTTGTCCATCTTTTGTAATACATTGAGACAATCCAGTTGCTATTCCGTCAAATTCTCCGTCCATACGGCTTGCAGTAATTTTAAAGCCATTAGCCTTATCGGTTACCCAATTATAAATTCTATTAAATGTGCCTGAGCCGTTAAATGCCATTTTGGTTCTCCTCGTTGTTTAATTGTTCTGTTGCCATTGCTCGACCTAATTTTGAAGCAATTGGTGCGGTAAAATTCTTATTTGCAAAATGATCAGCAAATTTTTGTATTAACATTTTTTCTTGCGGTGTTTGTGCTTTTTGATATATGCGGTTTAAAACTTTTACTGATTCAAAAGGATCAACAATAATTCTTGCCAGTTCTTTTGCTGTTTGTTCATTTAAACCGTAATATCTTTTTTTAATAGCATCGGTTGCAGTTAAAATAACATTAGAAATTCCAAATGTTTTAGCGTTTATTGCACCTTTTGCTACTTTATCTAATAACTCGGCTCCTTCTTGTATATTAAAATCAGTTCTTGAGCCACCTACAATTCTTTGTTTTGTATCAAAAACTCTAATTTCATCATTCATTCTTTTAGAAAAATCTAAAAACTCCTTTTTATTATTAAATACGGCTTCTAATTTTTTTCTTTCTAATGGTTGTGAAAATATTTTTCTAGCAGATGAATTAGCATCGCCAGTTTTCATGGCTTTATCCATTAAGTAATCTTTAATCCCTATTTTATAAGTTTCTTTTTCTCCGTCGCTTAAATTAGAAATATATCTTTTAACTTCTTCGCCATTTCTTAATTTACCAAAATTTAAACCTTCTTCTTGAGCATTTTTTAATGCAGACAAGCCAGCAAATGTTTTATCAGCTTGTTTCATTGTTGGGGCAACATCATAAATTACATTATTTAATTGTTGTTTTAAATTAATGTAGCTTCTAGCTTTGTTGTTTTCTCCAGCTCTTTTAGCAGTGTTTATAATATCATCAACAACTTGTCTTGCACCGTGTAAACTCTCAATAGAAACATCAGGAATATCTTGATTAATTCCGTAATCTTGCCTTGCTTTTGCAATAACATTTTTTACTCTATCGTCATTAATTAACTCTCTAATTTTACCAACTCTTGCATTATTTGGTAGTGGCGAAGTCATAGCTTGATTTAAGGCAATATTTCCTTCTTCATAACCTTTTTTAAATAACGGTGAAGCAACTTCACTTCTTGTTTTAACGATATTGTCAATGCTATCAAAATAGTTTTCGCTACTAATGTTTTTGTTTATTAAATCACCAACTCTTTTTGATGATGTTATAGATTTTTTGTTTATGTAATCAGCAATAACTTTATTGCTACCTTGGGTTTTACCGAGTAATCTAGTTAATCCTAAAATATTTTCATCTCCTTGTTCAGGTAATGCGGTTATTCTTCCTTGTTCTATTTTGGTTGCTAATTTACGAGCTTGTTTGCCCGCTTCTTCGGGGGTTATAACCTTAGATAAAACTTTTTCAGGTGTATTTGGTTTAAATTTTTGAATAATATCAGGAAGAGCTTTACTTGTTTTACCTAATGTTTTAACAGCTTGTTGACCAGCAACGGCTCCACCTCCGCCAATTATAAGCCCACTTGCTAAATCAGTTAGTGATTGTGGAAGATTGCTAATATCTTTAGTTTCTCCTAACGCTGTTGTACCACCTATTACTGTCCCGCCTACTAAAGCTTGTTTTGCTGTATTTCCAGCTACACCCAAGACTTTTAATATTTTTCCTCCAACAATAACATCAGTTGCTAATTGACTTGCAAATGATTGTTTTGGATATTGCTCTCTTGCTTGTCTTAATTTAGATAATTCGTTGCTTAAGGCTTCATCATAGAATCTCGATATTGATTCATCGCCACCTTGTGCTTTTGCAGATATTGCACTTAATCCCGCTTTAATTCTTGGTGCACCTGGAATATTAGTTGCGGTAGTTAATAAAGCTTCGCCTTGACTAATATCTGGATTATAAAGCGTGTTTCTTTCTGTATATTGCGTAGGTTGAGTTGGAGCTCTTTCTTGTAGTTGTTGCATTTGTTGCTCTTGACCGCCAAATTGATTATTGGCAAATTCTAGAACTTGGTCGGGTGTTGTGCCTTCAGCCACTTCAAATCTTCCTATTCTTCCGTCTGGTAATTGTATTTTAGCTATTGGCATTATTCAAACCCCAAAAATTTAATATTGCTAGCTGGTTTTCGTTGTGGATTTCTTTGATTACCCATCATTGTTGTTAAATCTAAGCCCATTTGATTTGGATCTACATTTTGATTGTTTACTCTAACTCCGCCTACATTTTGAGGCAAATATTTTTCATTAATAGATTTTATTGTTTTAAGGGAAGCTAATCTTGTTTTGTAAGGTATGTTAGCATTAGCTATATTACCTGCGGCTTCTCGGTATAAAATGGTATCTTTGTCAGATTGTGGACCTTCCATTCTTGGAACATTAAGAATTAATTGTGCGGAAATTGCTTTTAATTGTGCATCAGTTTGACCCATTTTTGTATTTAAACCAACTATTTCCGTTCCTTTAACTCCTAAATTTTGCAAAGAACCACTTGTTGCTTTTGGCAATAAAGTTTCCGCTTGATTAATTAAATCTATAGTTATAGGGGCTTGAATTGCTTTTTTCTCTTCTTCTCCTAATTTTTTACCGACTTCTGTTCCCTTAGCTTTTGCTTGTGCAGTTGGCTCAGCAAATTTATAATCACTAACATTTTTAGCAGTTTGCTCCATTCCTGTCTTTTGAGCTCCAGCTTGTCCATAGCCTCCTAATGTGCTAATTTCTCCAGTTGAGCCAACAATTGCACCTTCGCCAGCTATATTTCTTTTAACGCCAAGATATTGAGCTTGTTGTTCTGTTGGTAAAGTTTTATAATATTCAAATTCTCTAATTGCCGAAGGAATATTGCTATTTTGCGATTGAGGTAAAGCCATTGAGAGATAATAAGCTTCTCTGCTTTCAGGGCTTAATCTTGAGGCTACATTGGCTAATTCAGGATTGCCTTTTTCTGTTGCAAATTGTGCAAAAGCGTCAGCATCTTCGGAGTTTAATTGAGCTAATTTTTGTTGATTTCTATATTGAGCAAATGCACCTACGCCTGCTGTTAAACCTTGAGCAATTGCACCAAATGCTCCAGCTCTACCACTTCCAAAGTTGCTAGGATCCATAGCAAAATCACTAACATTTTGAGAATTTGCTAAGGCATTTTCTAAAAGCTGTCTTTCAACATTTTTGCCCCTGCGAGCTAATGTTTCAATTCTTACATTGGGTCTCATTAATTAACCCTCCTAAATTCTATTCCAATTTTAGAGTAATCAACCATTTTATAACCCTCTGGACTAATTCCGACGGCTTCAGGATAGGTTTTTTCTACATCTTGAGCCATGACACCTTCATAGCGTCCAACTCCATATTTACTATTTTTATATTCAAATGAATAAATAGGCAAGTTATTTATTACTTTATTTTCAAATTTAATATTAGTTTTTAAATCAATATCAGAAAATGCTTTACCAACTCCACCAATTGCAGAACCCGCGGCTTGCCACATTGCGGCTTCCCTTTGACCTTTTAATTGTTGTTGCAACATGTTATATTGAGACTGCCTATTAAGATCTGCTTGTTGAGCTCCCATTAAATCAACCCCTTGATAATTAGATTGATATTGTCCAAAATTAGTTCCTGCACCAACTTGAGTTCTACCTAATAATGAAGATATTTCATTAAATCTAGCGGCTCTTTGTGCTTCCGCCGTTTGGATTCCAGTTTGTAAACTTTGTAAAGATAATGCGTTTAATTGGTCTCCTTGTGAGCGTTCTAATCTATTCATTTCAGCATTATAAGCTTCACTTCCAATAGGAATACCTTGATTTGCTAATCTAGTTGCTAAGGCTTCCCTTTGACTTTTTAATTCAGGGTCTAATTGTCTTTTACCCAATGCAAATGTTGCTTGTCTTACTGCTTCGTTATCAATTGACGGCAAATTACCAGTTAATGAACCACTTAATTGCATTGCTATTCTTTCTTGGTCAAGTCTTTGCTTTTTAGTAAAAGCAGACTCATTAAGTTTAATAGTATTTGTTCCCGCATCATAGGTTTGACTTCCCTCTGGAGTAAGAATATTAGGATTATTTATTAATATATCTTTTTGCTCCGTAGGGCTTAATTTAGCAAATACATTATAACTAGGTAAAGATTGTTGAACTGCGTCAGCCATAGAATTATCGTAATTAGTTGAATCTGTTGAGTTTGTTAAAGAAGAAGTGGGTTGTGTTGTGTAAGATATTGGTAATAAACTTTTAAAATAATCTGAAACTTCTTGTGCTGCTTCTAATTTTTGTTGCCCTGATAATTCACCCCATGAATATGTATACGGAGCAATTTTATTAGCAAATTCTGGATCCATCAAATATTGAGACTTTTCAGCATCAGTTAATTCGTTAAATGATTTTCCCGTTTTAGAGCCAGCCGCATCAAACCAATTTTTTATTTCAGGTTCTAAATTAAAAAGTTTTTGATCTCTCGCATAATTTTCTAAATAACCACTATTTCCATAGACTGCCATATAATTTATAAAATATTGTTGACATTTACGCTATAGTCGGTTCTATACCAACTTAGCTGTTGACCTTTTAAATTAGCTTCTATCCTCATTGACAAGTCAACACCTTGTCCTGACGCATAAACTAATTTGTTTTGTGTTTCGTTTTCCGAAGACCATTCAGAAGTATCCCATTCAGCTACATCCCAAACACTTCCACTTGCTTCAACGCTGTTTGTTTGTCTTGTTAATGTTCTGCCGTAATCAAAATTAACAATGCTATTTACAGTTGCGGAGCCGTCAATTTTTATAGTATTTCTATAAGAATTAATAATTTTTTCAGCGGGTGAGCCTAAATTGTTATAAGCTGTTTGTGCTTTGCAATTAATAAAAGTTCCGTTGTCTTCTGAACCTTCGTCAAATAAATATACTGCACCATTACCGCCAAAATAAAGCCTTTGATTATATAAGCCCCAAGTTATAGCGTTTAGTCCAGAAAATTTAAATCCTGCACCTGTAATTGTGCTAAAGCCGTATTGTTCGTATTGTGTATTTGTAGCAAGTGGAACATTAAAAAATAATAACCCGCCTCTAGGATATGTTACTACTTCCCAACCGCTATTATTAATATATCTTTGAGCAACATCAATAACCGAGCCACTTAATTTGGTATTACTAACAATTTGCCCTTCATTTTGTAATACAGTTGAGAATAAAACAAAGTCTTGATTAGTTAATATCGCAACATCACCCGATACTTTACAAGTTGACCTAATAGACATAGGCACGCCTATTTTATACACGCCAACTAATGCCCATTGATTAGCTTTGCTAGGGTCGTCTCCTTCATAAACAACCGCATAACCATTTGACATTATAAATGCACAATAATCATCAACTCCCGAGCCACCATCTCTAGTAATTGTTTCCATTCTTAAAACATTGCCACCATTAGGGCAAACAAAACTTAAATCAAATTTACCAAATGTTCCCGCAATAGCATTTACGGCACCGTGCCAAAAATAAGGGTAATTGGTATCCCAAACATATACAGTATTTTTAAATATGTTTATTCCATTTAAAGAAGAGGCGGAACCACCAGTGGGATTTATTGCGTTGCTTGTGATAGTTGAGCCATCAAATTTAATTGGAGCATCTTGTCCATTTACTAATAAAGTATAGCCATTAAAAGCTACTGTTGACCATTTGTTGTTAGTATATCCGCTACCTAAAACACTTACACTTGCAGGGTTTGTAATGTTGCTTATTTTTCCATCATGGCACGCTAGAAATTTTCTTGTAGCTTGTGAGTAATGCTCAATTAATGTTTCTACATAACTAGTTAAACCAGTGCAATAAGGAATAAAACCTTTTCTTGATTTAACCGCTCCTTGTTCGGGTATAAAATTTTCTAATACAACCGCATCAGTTGGCTCCATGTTGCTTTCAGAATCTCGAGTATTTAAACCGCCGTAAGGTGAAGGAATGTTTACTCTAAGTGCTTGTCCGTTTCTTTCTTGCAATAATGGTTTTGAACTTATTGATTGTCTCATACATTAATTGGTTTATAAGCACTAATGTTAGAATTATAAATATCAATAATTGGTTTAGCTGTAATTGTTCCTCTTGATCCATTTGCTTTAATTCTTTCGGCAATAGCTTTTTCGGCAATTAACTTTTCTTCAGCGTAAGCTCTTCCGTTATTTTTTAACCATCTCCAAGTTGTGTCTAATCTTAAAATATATTCATCAATTACAGGAACATCGCTATCAGCTAAAAAACCTGTTTGTTCAACATTAGTAGAGCTTTTAACAATGTTTTTTGTAATATATTCATACACATAGTTTTCAACAACTGACGGCGTTCTGTGAATAACTACTTGATTATTTCTAATTCTGTAGTATTGAACCGTTTCGGCTTGTGTAATTAATGAATTTTTTAAGATTCTCCAGCTTTCAGGAGTTAAGCCCCCTATCATTGCCCAATTTTGAGTAGCATTCCAAAAAGTATTATCAACTAATCTATCAAAATCAGAAGGTAAATCATAAGTGGCTTGGTTTACAACACTTGAAAAGTTATTTTCTTTTTGAAGTTCCTGCCATTGATAATTTCTAGCTAAATCAGTTATACTAGTTTTTACTGCTTGAAATATTTGTTGAGAAACATCATCGTTATTCCCGATAATAGTTGCGGGAATATTCGATGATTTAGTTTCTCTTAATATATCTGTGCAAAGGGTAAGTAAGCTCATTATTCTAATTCATTAGTTATTTTTGGTTCTTCTTTATTAATTTTTTTAGATTTTTCTTTTAATTTAGCTAATTCTGCTTTTAATTCTTCAATTTTTATATCTTTTGATAAATCAATTTTATTTTCTTCTTCTATCTTGTTTTTTCTATTTAAATAAATTTCATAAGCTTTTTTATAAACTTCATTGTATTTAAATCTTTTTTTGGTTCCAGTTTTTAATGTAATTACATAATCATTTTTTTCTACGCTTTTGCATACTACAGAATATGGATCTTCTTTATTGTAAATTTCAACATATAAATCATAAATTGGCTTACCATTTTCGTCTAAAGTGTCTATTGTCTCTAAATCTTCATTTGTGGTTTGTCTTTTTTTATCAAAAAACTGAACAATAAGTTTGTCTTTTTCTTCGGTTCTATATTGGTTAATTGGCTCTACAATATTTGTCATAATTTATAATTTAAGATTAAATTAGGGGAGTATTAGCCCCCCTAACTATAAGTTTTAGACTGTTGCACCATCTTGAACAAATGGACGCTCAATATCTAGTTCAGCAAGTCCTGCTGAAGGAGCTCCTATAGCAGAAGCACCTTTCATGCGATAAATTAAATCACCAGCAACTACGGCATCATCAATTGACCCAGCTGTTGAGGTTAAATAACAAGTAGCATTATCAGCAAAAGCCGTTAGAACTTTACCAACTGCTTTACCAGAAATTTGATACCAACCATATTGATGGGCAACATTGGCAGACATAGCAATAGCAATTGGAGCTCTATCGTTAGCTACGGCTAATGAAGTTGTAAAATCATCAGCAGCATAGGAAACAATTGAACCAACAACTGTAGAAGCTGCACCTTTTAAGTATATAAATTCACCAACTCCGTAGTTAGTTGAATCTTTATCAACAGCTCTAATAATTTTACCTAAAGCACAATTACGAGTTGTTGAAGTTTCAGATATTGCTTGTGGTACAATATCAGCCTCAATATTTATAAAATTAGACATATTTTTCCTTAAAATTAATTTTTAGCAACACCATGAACTCTAGCAGAGCTTATAGTTAAATTTCCATACATGTAAACAGGAGTCACATAATACAATTGATTAATTGGTCTTTGTGTTTCGCCTTTATCAAATAATGAATCAGTCAAATGTTGGAATTTAACATAATCAGTATTTAAGAAATACATGTGATTTTCAGGGCAACTTGGATCATAAACAACTTGACTTGATTTGTAAGCTAATTGTTCAAATCCTAATTTTCCTTCACCAGTAGTTGTGATTCTTTGAATTTGTTGCAAAGAATTTTCAAAAAAGGTAAAATAATTTCTATCAGCAAGAATCAAATCAGGAAAAGCTCCTTCTTGAACTTGGCAAGATAAATATAAACTATTCATACCAGCTTGGATATTTGTTGCAGAAGCATTGCCACCAGCAGAAGTAGAGAAATCATAAACTTGGTTTCTCCAAAAAGTGTTGGTTGAGCGATCAATTCCGCCAACTGTTCCAGTTGTTGGATCATCAGCAACTAACAATTGTAAACCGCCAATAGTAAGACCACTAGATCCAGTTCCGTCACCGAATAAAGCACTTCCTACAGCATTTCTAAGACTATCAAGTAAATTTTTTCTTTTACCTTCAAGTAAATTAAAAATTTGAGCTTTACCTCTGTTTTGCAATAACTCTTTTTGAGAAATTGTTTCAGTACCTGTAAGCATTTTTTGAGAGAAAACCGCAGAAGTAAATTCTTCTTGTGGAGTTGTATCTAACAAATCTGTGGGGTCTTGAAATTGAACAGTTGTATTGCTTGCGTAAGCAATATTTTCTACAAATGATTTACCGCCAGTTTCGTGAACGATTTTACCTTTGTTTTGCAATGTTTTTAACAATGCGTTATTGCCGATTACCGAAGAGGTAAGCTTGTCTTTCATAAATGCGTCAAGAGTTGACGAAATTAATGAAGTATAATTTGGATTTCCAGCCATATAATTGTTGTTTTAAATTACTAAATAATTATATTCTTATACATAGTATTTACTAATTAGAGCTTTTTGAGTTTCTTCGTAAGTTGTTGGCTTATTTGCATTAGCTACAGGTTTAGAAATTTTTTGTTGCCTCTTGGCTTCATCAAATTTTTCCTTTTTTTGCTCATTCATTTCTTTTAAAATTTTTGCTCTCATTTTATCTTCATAATCAGGTTGCAATATTTCTAATTTTTTATAAGCTATTTCTAATGCTTTTTTTCTATTTTTTAAAGGATAATAATCTTTAACACCTTCTTTTTGTAATTCTTGATTATAAAAATTAACAAATTCAGATTGATAGTTTGTTATTAATTCTTCGTCACGGGAAGTATCCTCTAAAAAATCCGCCAACAATTCTCTTGCTTCTCTCTTATTAACCTCTTCTTGTAATTGTTTATAAGAATTTTGTTGTATATGTTTTGATTCGCGTCTGATTTGCTCTTCTGGCGTGAGATATAACTCATCTTCCATAACAGCTTCATCTACGGCATTTCTTAAGTCAAAATTAACTTGTTTTGCTAGTGCTTTAAAAGTTTCGGCAGGATTAGTTTGAATACTTTTTAATAATCCGCTTATATTTTCAAGCTCTTTTTTAGAATTGCCTAGTTGTAAATGTAGCCTGTCTTCTCGAGCACGCTGTTCCTTGGCAATCTTTATAGCTTTTGCCCTGTCTTCAGGGTCTTTAAATGTTTTGACAGTTTCGATAAGTTCCTTAGGTAATCCTGATAATTCCTTATCAAAATCTACTTCTGGTTCTATATTTTCACTCTCTTTATTTTCGGTTTCTTCTTCTTGTGGCGATTCTTCGATATTTTCAGTTTCTACTATTTCTTCCTCTTTTTCAACAGCTTCTTGCTCTTGAATTTCAGAGTGTTGCTCAATTAGATTAAGCATTTCATTTTTGTAGTTTTCTTTAATATCCATAATAAAATAATTGGTTAATAATAATTGTCAAATAGTTTTTTAATAATCTTTAATATGTTGCCCTTTTTGTTTTAAAGCTTCTAAATAACTTCTTTTACTATCGTAATGTTTACCATCTCCATGATTGTAAATTGAGCCATATTTTTTAATATAGCCATCAAGAGTTAAATCTTCTTTAATTCCATCGGGTAATTTGCTAATTGGTCGGCTTTCTATTTCCACCCAATGAGCCTCTCCGTTTATGTAAGTAAGTCTTTTAGTCGTCATTTAACAATCCCATTTTTTTAAAGCTAATGCCTTTCTGGTAGGTTTACCATTTTTTTTCATTGGTCCTTCAACTCCAGACATTCTAGCGCAAAATGATTTTCTTCGATTTGCATCGCTAGGGCTTTTTTTTGCCTGACTAGCACTTACTGGCGGTTTTAAATTACTCCCAGTGGCATTATTATATTTTGCTCTACCTTTAGCAGTTAATCCACCAGTTGGTGATTTTTCGCCCCTGCCTAAACTTAAACTAACAGATTTTTTTGGCATATTTATTTTTTAGCAGTTTTTTTAGCTTCTTTAAAATTTTTAGCAGTAGGAGCGCCTTTGCTTCCTACCTTACGCATTTTTTCGCCAGATCCAGCTTCAATTCTTTTTCTTTTAGCATGAATATTAGCGTATAAACCTTTTTTCATAATTATTTTTTCTTTTTAGATTTACCCGCAGTAGACAAGGCAATAGCTATAGCTTGTTTTTGCGGTTTTCCTGCCTTCATTTCTTTTTTAATGTTAGCAGAAATCACTTTCTTTGATGAACCTTTTTTTAATGGCATATTAAATCTCCGTTGGTTGGTTAGCATTTCGGATTTGTTCATTAACAATTTCCGTTCCAGCTTTTACTTTTAAATCAAGTCTTTTTGATTCTCTGTCAGCTTGTTTATTAACATCTTCAAATTCTAATTTTGTTTCAAATTCGTTTTGTTGATTTAATAATTTAGCTTTTTCGACATTAACTTTTTGTTGCTCAATATCTAACTTGCCCATTGATTCTTGTTGTTTTATTTGCAACTCCATTTGTCTCATTTCCATTTCTTTTTGTCTCATTTGCATTTCCATTTGTGCCATCATTTCTTGAGCATCGGGTTTATTGTCATCTTCATTGCTTCTTAAGAAATTCTCAAGATTGCGACCGACTTTAAAAGGTTTTGAAGCAAAAATAATAAACTCATTTAAAGCTTCTTTTGAAACTACGCCACTTTGAACAACTGGTGCCATAGCTTGAACCATACCCGATATTGTTTGAATATATGCAATTCTATCTTGTTTTTCTTGGTTTTGGTCAATTTTAATAGTTGAATCGGTTTCAATGTCAATATTTACGCATCTTAATTTGTCAGATTTTAGCAACTTTTCTAAATCTTTAAGCTTTCTGTATTCAATGGCATAACCTTTTAAATCTTCTTTAATTTTAGCCATGGTTTTGTCATAACCCGCACTTGCTTGTTGATGTAAAGCTTGAATTTTTTCTTGATATTGCGGATCTTCTGGTTTTATCATTGAAATTGCTTCTTGAACTTGTGCGTTAAGTTTTTCTTGCGTTGCTTGTGCAATTGCTTCAACATCATGTAAAATTAAACCTGTAATTTCCATTAATTCATTCATAGAAAGCTTTTCAACGGCTAACTCAGCTAATAGTCTCAATGTATCTCTAATAGTAAATTCAACTTCTTTTTGTAGCGGTTGGATTCGGCTAATTGCAAAATTACCTTTAAGTTGTTGAGCCGTTGCAGTTTCTGAAGCTATTGAATAACCCCTAACGATATCACTTAATCCTGTAATTTCTTGAATATCGTTTTTTAAAGCAAGTTTTTCTTGTCTTAAAACTGTGATAGTGTTGGCAATTTCAGCTAATGGTTTAAATACAATAAGTTTTCTAGCGTCATCAATATTAGAATTTGTTTTAAGTGGTTTAAATTCGCCATCATCGCCATTCATTATATTTTCAACATCGCTTTGTTCAGCAAATGAAGTGTAGGCACCAGTAAATTTAGCCTGTTTGACTAAACTTGCAATTCTGTCGTGAACATCGCTTAAATCATTGGCTAAATGCTTATATTTTCCGTAAAGCG